TCTTCAAAAATTGCAAATCGTTATCTTAGTAAAATATTGTAAGCTCGATGTTTAACAAAAAAAGACTACTCTCTGGTGTGGAGAGTAGCTATCTACATAATTCACTATAAACCTTTTTTGTGTTCAAAAACTTTGAAACAGTATCCAGAACTTTATCTTTTTTCTCAAATAATCTTTTAAAATCAAATATTGTTAATCCTGTAATTTCTTCCGTATCAAAATCCTTAAATATGACCAGATGATCTATATCTTCTTCTCCATAAGAATTAGAAGAAGTCCTGAAATTAACGTATAATATATCATATTTACTATCATACGTAATATTATTTATGATATATTTCATTTTCAGGCCCTCCTTTTATCTTTTTAGTAGTATATGCTGTGATTGTAGTATTTGTGTACTCATCAACACATTCAGTGACAACCTTTGTATATGCATGCTTTCCTGTTTGAAGAGTTTTTGCTTTATAATAATCTTCTCTATTAGCATGCTCAGGATTTTGATAAATATAATCCGGAGAGTTTAATGTTGATTCTATGATACTTGGTGTAATTTCTGTATGTCCATGAGGTTGTATGTGTCCATAGTAATTACTTGACGATACGGTAATCGTTTTACCTCTTGGGTCTTTTGTAGATAACGGCAATTTTCCCATAACGGCACGCTACTCTTTAAGATGAGGATTTCTGACATTTATTTTTCCGTTTTCATTCTCATATAGCTCTACTGATTGAGCTAATAATGAACTTAGCACTTTCAATAATTGTGGACTTATTCTTACCCTAACTCCTTTTTCTAACTCCGTTTTCCCACCTTCCATCATAATTTCCTTTCCGAATTCCATCACGCACTCAAACATAGAAGTGTTAACACTAATATTGTTTGCATAATAATCGATAATTTCTATTTTCTTATTCTCATCCATCTTTCCCACTCCTTTTCTGTATCTTCATTATACAACAAATATTGATATTTGGTATAAATTATATAAAAAAAGCCACCCATCCCCGAAGGAATGAGTGGTTATTTTCTTATTCCAGGTCTGACTTACGTACCCAGCTCATGATCTCTTTCAGCAGCACCTTTTCGCCGCTAATCTGCATGATTGTGTAAGTCGTACCTTTTACAAACGCCGGAATACTCTGCCCTGTTGCATAGGTCTTTGCCGTCTTTTTAACTTTGACCTTTTTGCCGACTGCAATCACCGCAGCTGCGCCGGTCATCTGTAAATCGGATGTTTTAACCCATGACACAAGCTCTTTAATCAGCGCCTTACTGCCAGATACCTGCTGTACAGTATATGTCTTGCCTTTAACCCACGCAGGGATTGTCTGACCTGTAGCGTACTTTTTAGCACTGGACTTGATTTTGACCTTATTGCCCGCCTTAATGCCGGTTGTAGTCGGCTTACTAGTGGATGGTTTTGCTGCCTCTGCTTTCGGCAGTTTATCATGTACCAGATATCCTAAAAATTTCATGCCTTTGTACCCGTTCGGATTTCCTTTCACATATTCAAACATTGCCCCGCCGTAGTTGGACTGGCTCCATGCGATCGTGTTGGTGTCAATAAGCTCCTCGCATACTGCAACATGTCCCCACTGTCCGGACTGCCAGATCATGAGTGCACCCTCTACAGCATATTTTGAGCGTTTAAAGCCGTCTGAGTAGTTATCCCACAGCTCCTGTGCGCCGTTTACTCGTGGGCTATCCAAATACTCCTCTCGCCCTAAAATCTCGCTGATACGAGCTGTAGCATAGGTAAAGCAGTTCGGCATATTCACGCCGGTTCTGCGCACTGCCCAATCCATCCAATTACTGCCTGTCAATCCGGACAGGCTTGTTCTTTTCTTAAATGTCATTTTTGTTTCCTCCTATTTTTCCATAAGGTCATCGATTCTATGATGAGCTGATTTGATACTGTTTTCCGCAACTGCCATACGTTCAACGACATTGTTGTGCTTTTCTACCTTTTTTGTAAGGTCGTCTATTTTATACTGCATGACAGCTGTCGATTTGTTGTTGATCACTACCGTTGCTATCAATGACGGTATGGCTGTGCATACGCCTCCAATCAGAGCCACAATAATTACATCCGACATGTCTTACTCCTTTGTATCCACCGCAGCTGCGACCTCAGAGGGCTTACCGTTTAAAATGTTGATAAACGTACTGTATGCATCCTTGATATAACGCCATGCTGCTACGCCGATTGTAGCGGCAATCATAGCCACGGTGATGAGGTCATGCACCTGCTCATTGATATCAGGTACGTACTGCGTAAGCAGCGTTGTGGCTGCATCTACAGCGGCAACCATCAGCATAGTGCCAAAGACCAGCACCAAGGCCTTTTTAACGCCCTGCCACAGCCGTTTAGCGTCAAAGTGCTCCCCTGTGATATTGATATTGTGATACAGACTCAGCACTACATTGGCTGCAAAGGCCAGTAGTAAAATAGCGTAGCAGACCAGCACCATGCTGAGGTCTGCCAGTAAAACAGTGTAAAGCACATCCATGTTTCTTCTCCTTTCGCCTGTTAAGGCATATTTAAAGAGAGCCTATGGGCGGCTCTCTAATTGCTGTATTCTGTGTTGTAGCTGCGATATCTCAAAGTCTCGTTTCTGCAGCTCTTGTTGTAATACCTGCGCATCCTGCTGTCGGCTGACCTTTATGCTCAGCAGCTCATTGTCAATGGCATCTACACGCTTTATGGTCTTTTGTACCATGTGCATGTTTAGGGATGTCAACTGTTCGTAGGAAATGGAATAGGAATCTTCACGTATATCATGCTCATATAAAGCAAATTCATTTTCACCGATTCCATTTTTATCCATTGCCTCTTTTACCCATTGTGCAATTAGTCCACACTGAGTTTTACCAGGTGTACTGATAAGCTCATACGTTACAGGTTTTAAATCCATATACATGCTTTCATATCGTACATCATATTTTTTCACATTCGTTTTAAGCCGTATATCGGACGATGTACTGCATGTGTTGGCGGCGTATAACCGATACCACCTATACGATGCCCCGCTGCCACCTAATGCTGTTCCAGCTTGCAGTGGCCTGAAAAACCCAGAGCTCCAGTTTGCGTCATAGTATTTACCATAATGCTCTAGGCGCCCGTTGCCATAGCTGGAAAAAATAATACTTGCAGCCGCTGAAATACCTGCTTCACCCGTATTACCGTACGCATAAACACTTGTACTCCCTGACATCAAAGCACAACGATAATTTGAGTTTACTGTGATATAGTTATAGCTATTTGTGTAAAGGTTACGGATGTAATTTGATGAATTGAAGTAAATGTACTTCGTGGTATTTACATTCTGATTAAGATAGATATTATTACCGACGGTCAAGTTAGTTGAGACGCTAATCGTCGTATTAGACGTAAGGCTACCTGCCGTTACCGTGCCCAGATTTGCGGTTAGAGCGCTCAATGACGTTACACTGATTTTATCTGCTGTAATTGTCTTAGAGGCTATCTTTGCACCTGTGATGGTGTTAGCTGCTATCTGAGTGGCTGTAATAGTGCCTGATGCAATTTTCGCCGCTGTTATCGTACTTCCAGCTATTTGTGTTGCTGTGATACTGCCTGATGCGATTTTTGCAGCTGTAATAGTTCCGGTTTTGATATTTCCGCCGTCTATTGTTGTTTGTCCGCTTGTAGACAAATTTGTCATAGTGACATATCCTGTAAGCTCTAGCTTACTCGCCTGTATCTTAATCGCCTCCGCAGACTGGTTGATCGTGGATATGATCGCACCCTTGTCAGTCTTGTTTGCCACTGTCGTACTCAATCCGTTTACCGTAGCGGTAATCTCAGTTACTTTGCTGCTGGCGCTGTTTGCCGTAGTCTCAGCCGTTGATATCCTGCCACTAAACCCATCAACAGTAGCTGATAGCTCCGTAGCCTTAGTAAGTGCATTTCCGGCTGTGGTTGTTGCTGATGTGATACGGGCATCAAAGCCGTTGACTGTCTGCTCTAGCGTTGAGGTTTTATCTGATACAGTCTTTATTGATGCATCTACATCCTCGGGAGCTGGCACCCACGTTGGAGCCTTGTCTCCCTCCACCAAGATAAGGCTGTGATACCATATGATATCACCGACCGCCCATATGGATGAGGCGAAAAAAGTAAATTGATAATGGGTATCCCCGTTAGCGGTAAATGTGTGCGTAAATCGTTTCCATCCATCTGTTATGTCACAATATACTAAACCTCCCTGTTCGCTCCCGAGAGATATTCGACTATTTTTAGATGTCTTAACATATATAGACCATGTATATTTTTTCCCGGGTTCCAATCTGCGGGGAATGTGATGGTAAAAACCTTGTGCGCCCGCTGCTGTGCAAGTTGCCTGCGTTGCCTTACCGCTAATTGCTGTTGTCTCATCCACAATTTGTGCAGACCATTTGCTTGTTATGGAGTAAACAGTAGCCTTATCAGGTCTAGTGTTTGTAATAAGATTTCTCCCGCCAATTTCCATATTGTTGAGATTTTCTATGCTAGTAGAGTGACTAGACACCGTACTGTTAATGCCCGATACGGTCTGTATGAGGCTGCTGTAATTGGTCTGCAAGGTTGACACATCACCTTTTGCCTGCGACACGTCGGTAATCAGTGATGAGATTTTGCCTTGCTCCAATGACAGCGCCGTACTCAGCGTGCTTATGTCACCTGTAATGGTGTTATACACGACGGACAAAGATTGATTTGCACCATCAACTAAAATATGGCTGGACTTAATCACCTCTGTACCGTCATTGATCTCTTTTACTAATGATGTGATGTTAATCTTATCACCTGATATATTGGCATTGTCGGCCACCATGCTATCTACGATAATAGGCCGTTGTATACCTGATGCGGTTATGCCTGTTGCATCAAACATCAGCTTTCCGGCGGCATCCCAGACATACATGTTGTAGTCTCCGGATGCGTCCTTGCCGATTTGCACTCTTGGTCTTGTTGCATCCTTTATCTGGAGGGTCTCGCCGTATATGTCCAACCGTCCAGACTGTGACTTAAAGTGTATACTGCTAGCATCAATCGTACCGGCTGTGACTTTATCAGCTGCTACACTGTCAATCATGGCCGACTTTATCAGCGCATTGGATATCGTTGTGTTCTGAGCGTTTAAGACTATGGTCTGTGTACTGCCTGCTGTAACACTGCCTGCGAGCAGGGTGTTGACACGCTCTAGGTCTACATCCAGTACATGCACCTCGGCTTTGGTGGCGTATAGTTCCTGTACATATTCTTTGGATACATAGGATGTTTCAATTTGCGCAACCTTTGCAGTAAGCTCTGTAACATCCAGATTTTCAATCTCTGCGTCCAGTGCGGTGAGCTTTTTATTGACCTCTAGGTAATTGGTGTTTATGGTTTCAAATTCTCCCTCAAAAGCTGTGATTTTGTCTGTGATGACTTGTTTTGTGCTTACGAGGTCAGAGTAAGTCCTATCCACTTTTGTCTGTAAGGGACCTTTGTAACCTGTATCCTGCTCCTGCTCAGTCTTACCTTTAGACTGTATGGTGCCGTAAAATCCACCATCACAATTAAACTCAAAATCCATTAAAGGGATAGCGTAAACATTACCGGCGTTATCCATTACACGCACGAGGTCACCTGCCTCAACATCAGGTTGAGCCATGCGCCAGTTTAATTTGGCGGCTCTATACGTAAAGCCCTTAATCCGGTTGTATAAGACAGTGATACGCTCCTGGGTCATGCCTGGGCAGCTAAAATAGATGCCAATGCCAGTTCCAGCGGATACAGAATGCTCTTCGTCGATCGTACAATCCAGCCGATTGATAAAGGTGTCTTCCTCGTCCATTTCAAATGGATCTGCAAATCGGCTTGGGGATATTGTAAGACCTGCGTCGGTATACCATACCAGCCTGAGCTTACCGTCTTTGTCCATAATAGCATTTTTACCACAGAATGCAGCAAGCACACTTACAGCCTCAATGATAGTAAGCCCCTGCAGACTATCGACTTTGTAGGTAACATCATCCGCCCCGCCCGCATACTCAATACCTATTTTTTTGCATTGCTCCTGTAGGATAGTGGCTATCTTTTGATTACCAATCAAGCCAGTAAAAAACCCTTTATAGCAAAGGGCGAAGTTATCATATGCGGTAAGCTTTATAAACTCTCCAGATCGTACCGGCTTTTCAAGGTTATAGACACCTTTTTTAATCCACTCCACCGTACCATCGTCCAGCTCTAAACCAATATACGGTATCGCTTGACGTCCTTTAAGGATAGTGTTTTTAGGCACGTCTGTTAGGATAAACTCAATATAAGAGGACACAGCATCCCCAAATGTTATTTGCTCAGATGAGTTTGTGCCTCCTTTAAGCTTAAAGCTCTTTATGCCGGTATACTCGGTACCTGCAATGTCAATTTTCAACCGGAAATGGCGGCCAGATTTACTAACCGCCATTTTGTATTTATCGGATGTGGTTATCATCGTACCACCTCCCTGCACTAATCTTCGATTTTAAGCATAAACTCGATTGATTCAAGCTCATTTGCTGTCAGTTCAACACGGTCTAGTTCATCCAGAGTCAGTTGTCGCACGTCGATTTCTTCCTCCAGTTCTAGCAGCTCTTTGTATTCGTCAAAAAACTTTTTGCGAGCTTTTAAGTCATCATCCGGTATAGAATAGTTACCATCTTTTTCGACGCCGTACTTTTTGACCAGCTCAGAGCGTTGCTCCTCCAGAAAGACCGCTTGCTTTTTTACAGACTCCAGAGTCTTTTTGATGTGATAAGACTGTTTTGCAGGCAAAGCGGTGTTGAGCATCTTGCCAAGTGCTGGCTGTGCGTCTACGATCTGTTTATTTTTAAGCTGCATCCTTATTACCTCATGCCAGTTCCGCGATGATTGCATCCTGCTCCGCATAAATCTCATCCTCTGCTTCGGCTTCTGCAGCTCTTATCTCTGTGCGATTAGCTTTATAGAGAGTCTGATTGCTGATGTAATGCGTCAGATTTGCATTTTCCGGGTTGCTGGTATTGATTACAGCCTTTACCTCCTCAACCTGCACATTATCAACCTCAATAGTTTTCTTAATCTCAATATTTTTATTTGATTTTGTAATTACTGCCATAATATCCTCCTTATTGCTGTATTATTTTTACAGTCGCTTTTTTGTACCAATAGATGCCATCACCTAAGAGTCCTATGTGCTCCTCGTTGATTGTACCCCGGTATGACGTGATGGAGAGGCTTGCTCCTCCACCACCGTTAAAAACAAAAGGGAAGAATCCTGCAATCAGATTTTTTCTGATTTTAGCCATTTCTGATTCTTGGAGTACTCCCCACTCAATCGTTATTGTTTTTTTCTCGGCCACGACGTCACCAGCCATAGCGCCGCTTGACGTACGTCCGGTGTTGCTTGACCATATAATCTCGTTGTCAATTTTTATGACGGTAGGCGCAGGCAGCGCCACACCGTTTGCCGTGAGTATTGCCATACCCGCACCTCCTATAAATTAAAACGGCTCTTGCCATTTTTGCGAGCATCCTTGTTATGCTCATCTGTTACACTCTCAAATAAATCCTTTGGTGAGATATATGCTGTAGTGTCTTTATCCTGCACAGCCTGTGTGACCTCATCAAATTTTTCGCGCAAGTCTTTGATTGCCTGTACGACATCAGCCATAGACACCTCATCCTCATCACTCTGAGACTCTTTCCATTCATGTTGTACATTTAACGACCTTTCTCCGGCAAACGCGATCTTCGGCTCCTGTAATGCTGCCTGCATGGCTCCTGACATGGATTGAGATAAGCTCTTGACCTGACCTATAAATCTTGGTGTGCTTGCCGCCAGAGTTCTACCGAGCCCCTCCATCATATGAGGCATCCATTGCTCATACTCACGTAGAGGTCCGGTGTCCGGTCGTGTAAAATGCAGCCATGATGCAACGATATCTGCGGCATTTTTAACTTGACCAGCCACTTTCCACATATTCTCTGATATTCCGTTTGCAAAACCAGAAATCATGTGATTACCCCAAGAGTAAGAGCTGCTCCCTAGACCGCTAAGCCATGATGTAGCTGTACCTACACAGGACTGCACGGCAGATTTTATATTCACTGAGCCAGAACCTTTTTTGAACTTATCCATCATGTTTTTAGCCTTATCATACATATCATTGTACATTTTATTGGCAATCCATTTTGTGGTGTCGCTCAGATTGCTTGTAACAGATGACTTCATTCCTTTACTGCTAGAGTCCACGATATTTTTGGAGTCCTTAAAAGTGCGTGAAATGTCATTTTTAATAGATCCGCACTTGTCAGACATAAAGGTGACCAGAGGTCCCCATGCATTTTTAGTATCATTGCTCATGCCACGGTTTGCACCGATTAGAGAGTCGCGCGCATTGTTAAAGTTCTTTTCAATTGATTTTCCCGCTTTCTCTGAGTTGACACTTACATCATTACGCACTGTATCAATGGAGTCTGCGACTACGCCCTTTATACTCCCCCAAGCGCTTTCCGTGTTCTTGTCAGATCCGTTCCACACTTCGCTGATTTTATCTCCAATTTTCCCAAAGATATCGCTTGCTCCTTTTTTAAGGTCTGACCATGTATCACTTAAGTTTTTTGATATTTTGCCCCACTTTTCGGATGTCCATTTTTTTACGTCATCCCATTTCTCGCCAACCCATTTTGCTACATTTTTCGCCGCTTTCTTGATATCGTCCCAATGTGTTACAATCAATGCAACACCAGCTGCTACTCCTCCAATTAGCAAACCGGTCGGCGAGAAAACTACCGAGCCAATGCTAGATAGTATAGGCCCTGCCTTGGCAACAATTCCTGTTGCTCCTGAAACAATTTTCCCTAAACCGCCTGACCCTAATAATGTTTGTACTCCACTTGCTACTTTTGGCAATACATCTTTTAAGATACCGGTTCCTAGAGATGCTAAAGATTTCAAACCACCTGATACAAAATTCAAAGCTGCACCTTTTAGATCAACCATTGAAAACACTGATTTCAAGCCCTTAATTCCTGCTAATAACGCTAAAAATACAGTTCCTGAGCCAGAATTGAAAAGACTTGTAATAACTCCACTAAATGCTTCCCATATAGCGCTTCCAACTTTAGAAATAATACCCCACCAATCAATATTCGAAAGGAATGTTCCAATACTTTTTCCGATTTGCCCCCAGTCGATCCCCTGTAGCGCTGTAAGCAGCGTATCAAGGATACCCAACGCTGCATCACTGAGTGTCATTCCAAAATCAGCCCAATTTATATTACTAAAGAAGGTATTTATACTCTTGGCTATGGTATCGCCCAGCTTCGTCCAATTGATATTTTCAACAAACGTGTGTACCGAGCTAATCGCTCCACTCAAACCTTTCCCAAGAGATTCCGTAAATTTTGGCATATCCACACTGTATACAAGACCCATTACTCCGTCAGCCAGAGCTTTACCAATAGCAGGCCAGTCTGCTGTCGTTACAAATCCATAAAGCATGTCAATACAAGCCTGTACATATGCACCAATCGTATGTCCTAGTTTATCCCAATCAACGCTATATACAAGACCGTTAAGCCCCTGAGCTAATGCTTTACCTATCCGCTCCCAGTTAATACCTGTAAACAACAAATATAACGTATTTACGATGGTGTTGATTCCGGTGCCAAACATTCGCCCGATATTCTCCCAATTTATCGTATCAATCAAACTGTTAAAGAGCTCGCAAAACCCATCGCAAAACTCTGTGATGGATTTGCCTAAGTTGTCCCATGATATCCACTTTGTAAATGATGCTACAGCCTCATTGACCTGCTGACCTATGAGCTTACCGATGCCAGCATAGTCACCCTTAGCCCATAAGTCTTTAAGTTGCTTGACCCATTTTTTAATAGGTCCGTCATCGACATCAGTCGGTGTGTAGACCGGCATATCGCTCCCGCCGCCACCTCCGCCGCCAGAGCCGGCAGAATTATCCGCATCATCCAGCTTGTTGATCTCATCAAATCCCATGAGTGACCTACGAGCTTTTTCCGACGCCTTGGCCGCTTTGTCAGCAGATGAGCCATATGCACCCATCGCATCCTTTGCTGCATAGATACCGGATGTAGTCTGCTTTGTTGCTGACATGGACTTACCAAACAGCGCAGACATAAAAGCCGCTATATAGCCGGTCACCGTGGACAACGCAGACATAAGCGCATTTAAAGCGGGCATGATTGCCTGAAAGATAGGCGTAAATGCTGTAGCCAGATTAGAGCGTATCTGATTTAAACTGTTTGCAAACGCAGTATTTGTCATAAGGGTAGCCCCAATGTTTTGAGCGAGTGCCATAATGCCTCGGCTCACTAGGGGGAATATCAGCGAGAAAATCGTAAACGACTTAATCAGCTGACCTACGCCCATATGAGCGCGCCCCATACCGTTAGAGGCCTTTTTACCGGCTGACCCTATACCAAGTAATCGGCTTGCAAAAGACGCCGCATGCTGTCCTGCTGATTTTAGCCCATTACTAAACTTATGCAATGCTGATGAGGCTAAGCGCTTTGTAAATTGCGCGATAGCACTGCCTGCTCCCCTTGCAGCACTTCTGACTAATTGTAGTCCTTTTTGCATACCGTTCAGTGCAGCAGATGCAATCTTGCCCTTTAGCCCGCCCATACTGCTAGCCAATTTACTGATGGATGCCGATGTTTGACCAGTTGTCCCGGAGGTCACCCCCATCTGTCTATCCATAGCGCTAAGAGTGATGTTTGTCCGAGCTGCAGCATCCTGCAGCTTAGCGATTTGTGTATCAAGCCCCATCACCTGCTTATCAAGAGCACTCTCAGCTTGTGCACTCATGTTAGGCTTATAAGATTCTAATAGTGTTTTTCGCTGTGCTTGTTTCGCAAGGATCTGATTGTCGTACATATCCATCATGTTTTCAAGCTCAGCATATTTCTGGCGGAACATTTCTGTGTCAAATTGCGGGTCAAACTTGACTTTAGGCTTGCGGATACTGATTCCCGGAGGCCCCCTCACACTAGGACCCTGTGAGGCTGTTGTGTTTGGCTCTGTGTCGCTTTGAGCCTTCTGATAAGGCATCTGCACACCAGACATTTGCTTGACCATGCCCGCCATCTGCTCGACGAAGGCTTGCATTTCAAGCTTTGTGCGATCAAGCGTAGCCTTTACGGATTCATTCATCTTATCCAGACTTGCCACAAGAGATTGCCGCAGGTTTTTAAACATATCCCCGCTCATAGCGTCTACCTGCTTGCGTATCCGGTCAGCTATCTTACTCGACTCTGCCTGTATGTCCTTGTCAAGGTCTGATTTTATCTCCAGATCCATTTGTATAGACCCTGCACTTGTTGCTCCCACATCATCACCTGCCTTTCTAAAAATAAAAAGGCTATGCTGCCATAGACTTAAACATAGCCTTCATTTGCTTCATAACTTCGTTTTTATTTGACTGTTTCAGCACCTGCTGCATTTGACGGTTACGCCATATATTACGGATACGATGCTGTTCTGGTGTAAAATGCTGCAAGATATCGTCATCATCCTCAGAACGTATTTTGATTATTTGACCTAGCGGCGTTTCCGGCATAATTCCCGATAGTAGAGTTACAAACTCACGCCACTCCATGTCATCATCGCCGACAGCAAATAAATCCTTGGATGGGTACTGCATAGCGAATGATGCTTCAATCAAATCCCAGTCCTCAAATATATCATACCAATGGTCAGTTACTTTTTTTCTGTCTTTTCCTCTTTTTCAAAGCCTGTATCTTCGTCTCCGATTGCGGCCATGATGACCTCAATGATATCCTGAACAACCGCAAAGGTGTAATCTTGCTCAGCAATGTAAGCAGCCGCTTCTTCGCCGAGCCCCATCTTTATGATATGGTCCATCATCTCCATATCTTTTACAGGGTCTGATTCTTCCTTTCCTCTTTTTTCCGTTTTCCGGATATACGCCATCATGCACAAGACATTAGTCTTTTTCGTGTTGATCGGATACTTGTGCTCATCATCTAATACCACTGTTGGCTTTTCATTACGACGTTTTAAACGCTCAATGATATTGTATTCTCGTGCCATAACTTACCTCCTAAGACCCAGCAGGTGCACTAGGCGCCTCTGTAAATACAGGTTTACCATCAACGATCATGTCAAACTCCAATGGAGCTACGTCCTGCGCCTCGCCGCCAAGGAATGACTTAACATCAATAACGCAATTAAACTCCAACTTTGAACCGTCTGGAAAATCCACAGATGCTTTCGTTGTACAGTCCAGACCATCCTTAAAAGTAGTAGACGAAATATAGTCGCTTCCCGGATCACCGACATTACGCTTTCCTTTCAAAGAGATTGTTAACCCTTTTCCGGTCATCAATGCTCGGCTCCATCCCTCCATATCCAAGGTATTCCACTTCTGCGTATTCCCCTCAACACCCAGTGAGAACGACTCTATATCTTTGATAGTCACCATATCCTCATCTGCGCTTGAAAGTCCTTTGATACCAATTTTAAAGCCCAAATCGAATACGGGAAAAACTCCTGATTTTACTTTTGCCATAAATTACTCCTTTCGCTCGTATGTGAGCCATGTTTCAATTACGTATTCGTATATCCCATTCGCGTCTGTTCCGACACCTATGGGTTCGTCGCTTCTCATATCACATTTCACTACTTGCAAATCATCTATCAGCGGTCTTTGCCCATAAAAAAGAGCATGAATGCTTTGTGCTACACGCTCAGTTTCATCAGGATTTTTATTCCAGTGTACAACAATCGATATACCCTTTACGGCTGTAGTAGTGTTTTGCAGGCCGCCTACAGCTAATACGCTGCGATTGCTCGTTAGATTGCGCACACAGACCGTTTTATCCTTAGATACATCATAGGTACCTATCTTCCAGACATCCGCTGAGACCTGTGTTTTGAGCCAGTCCTTGACGTCTTTTAAAGTCATCATGTGATAAGCCCTCCACTTTCTTGTCGTAGAAATTCGCAGTAAGTATCGATGACCCACTGCTTGCCCTCGCCATCTAGGTAGTAATCCATCCAATGATCTTGTGCGTTGACATTTTGTGTGCGCTGAAACGTTGCACCGTCAAGGTTAAAATACCAGCGTCTTGCATACGGCGTGTCATAGACAATCGCATAAACAAAATCCCTAACTTGCTCTACATATCCACTCTTATATTTCTCACTACCTTGTTCTAGCTGTCCTGTTTCTTTTGGCACAACGGCGCGGCTTACAATATCCGAGCACATAGCCTCTGCGGTCAGCTCTAAAGCGCGTTCTTTGGCCTTATTCAGCTGTGCCATCGCCTCCCGATTGATTTTAACTTTTACGCTTTTAACCCTCATAACAAATCAACCTCCGTGCTGTAGATAACGCCTAGTAGTTTTGGCTTTCGCACAGCGTATACCTGCTTGCACTCCGTGCCAATCTGTACAAAGCCCTGAAAAGCTATCTTGCCATCCAGAGCCTGTACATCGCCATGTATGATAAGCATACCGCTGAGAGATATCTGCTTACTGTCTTTGCCGTATACAATCTTTGACTTTTCGTCGTAGATTGCCAATCCGTCATATAACACAACTGGTATAGGTCCCTGGTCCTCTGTGTCCTGCTCCTGATATACGACAACGTGTGTCGTAGCCTCGTGGGTAGGAAACGGGAAAGGGCTCGCAATTACAACACCAGGCATCTGAGCCCTGTATCCTCTAAGAGGTTGATTATCTCTTGCGTAGTGCTGATACCGCCGTAGGTTACGTTGGCCATCTCGACTTTTGTGCTGCCTGCGCTATAGCCTTTTAGTGGGCTATTGATATACGGACCATACTGCTTGATATAATCGGCCTGTAGGCAGACAGCACGTTTTATGAGCTCTTGCTGATAGGGTGAGAGATTGCTGTAACCTTTACCCTTAATGCGACCAAAACAAAGGTGGTCGATGCTGTACTCCGCATCTTTTAAGGTCTTGGGTAGCTCGTCTTGTGATATGAGGGTACCGCTGTAATCAGCGGTGTAGTAATCAGGTGTTGCATACATATTTATCACCTATTTCTTTGTAGTCTTTTCATACTTTGCTTTCAGCGCCTCAATTTCAGATTTGAGGGCTTCGTTTTCTGCGAGTGTTTTATCGTGCTCAGCCTGTAGAGCCTTGTAGGCTTCTACAACTTTATTGTGTTCAGCGAGACTTATCTTTTTAGCAGGCGAGCAAGTTCTCACGCCATTTTCAATAACGTCATACCCTGCTGCCAAAAAAGCCCCTTTCTGTTCTGCGGAAATGGGCTCCTCGCGATTTCCTTTAATTGCATAAATCACTGACATATCAATCACCTCCTATGCTTCTGCTTCGGCGTTAATATAAACGCCCTGTACACGGTTTGGAATGACGAACAAGTCACCGTACTTACGATTCTGATACAGGTACCCGTCTCCCTGCGTGTGTGTTCCTTCCGGCCAGAGCTTGATATACTGGTGCTTGTCGCATGCCAGAAGAGACTTAGGGTGGAAGAGAATCATGTTGATCTGTTTTGCATTCGCTCCTGCTTTGCATCCGTCTGTAAAGTCATAGATCGTCTTCATACGTGCGGATAAAATAGGTTTGATTTTTAAGCCATCCAGATTAACGATTTTTCGGTTGACGTTACCTGTATTCTGATTCAGGCTGATATAGCGCTGGATTTCCTTGGCTTCGTTGATATTTTTCTCCATAGTTGGCGTCACGTACAGGATACGCCCCTCGATCGGTACCTCCGCCTCGGTCATTGTCATCATTGCATTATCAATAACCTCTAAAATATTCTCATTGCTGAGCGCTGTTGTGTCCGGCACACCTCCGTGCTCCTTAAACTCAGTATAACACTTGGAAATACGGTAGCAATCGGTCTCAGGGATTGCCTGCTGCGTTTCAAACTCATTCGTGACATTGGCTGCAATGAGTGCATTGTTGGACTCATCAACGTCCATCTGGTCAACAAAAAACTCAACGTCACGATCAAATTTCAGAACGAAAGTCTGAAAATCATTTTTAACTGCCTGTCGGTTAAAGCCCCCATTACGGCTATGGTCTTTGTACCCTGCTAATTCGATAAAAGGGATTTTCACGGTGTCGGCGTTAATAAATCTTACATGCTCGGTTGTCATTTCCGCAGTCATCAGCTCTCTGCTATACTTCTGCAGCAGCTCGCGCTCAAACTGTGTTACATAGTTTACTGTGTTTGGTGTAGTCATTTCATTACCTCCTCTATTTATTTCCAAATATCTGCGACACTTTAGTCGCTGTTGTCGTTTCGGCATTCTCGTCCTGCCGTGGAGCTCCGAAACTAAAATCATTATTCTCAGAGCCTACCTCCGCACGTTTAAGCTCTGGCCATTCCTGCAGCAGCTTCTCGATCTCCTGCTTTGCCTTCTCCTCGGAGTAGACCCCGTTCTCCATCACAGACTCTGGCTCGATTAGCATAGCTGCGCGCCCAAGTTTTTTGGCGGCGATATCAAACATAGCCATAGAGCCTTTCAGTTCTGCCCGGATATACTTATCCATCGGAATACCGGTCGTAGCGCTTTCCTCAGGGTGTGCAGGTTGTTCTGGTTCGCCCTCTTCGGGTGATTCGTCTGTAGCCCCTTTTTGGTACTTTTTGCGTGCCCTCGCCAGCATGGCATCAACCTCTGCCTGCGTGTAAGTTTTCTTTTCTGCAGGTGCGTCCTTATCGCTTTCAGGATTCTCTTTTTCGGGCTTGCCCTTATCTGTGTTTTCAGGTTTCGGATCAGTATTTTCCTCAGCCTTCGGTTTCTCTGGCTCGTTACCAAAAGCCTTGCTCACCTGTTCCTTTTCTGTTGTTTCTTCTTGCTCTTTTCTTTCGTCGTCACTCATATCTTTTTTACCTCCCTCGGCTTAACGGCGCCGATTGCCTCACAGCGTTTTATTTAAAGTCCACAGCACCGAAACGGACTATTTTAAATGCTCGCCAAAATACGGGAGCTTTCTCTTGGGTGGGTCATTCACATAGCTGGTCCTTTCTGCCGACTTGCGGCCACAAAAAATGCAGGTATCGTGATATTTCACAACCCTGCAACCTTTAGTTTTGCTATAATAGTTCTTCGCTTTAGTCACATAAGCGTGATGACACATGCCATTTCAAGCTTCCTCAACACACTCATAAGTCTGCTCAAAGATATCCGGTTTGCATGGATATAATTCGCCTCGCACACCTTGGATAATATAATCTCCTGCATATGCGATCATCGTTCCTTCCAACGTTTTGATTTCACACCAGGCAGGTGATGCATTGTACTTCCCAAAATCATGTGTGATCACCGTACCATTGGATACGGCATCCCAGAACCAATCTTCGCCTACAAGACCTCGTTCATTTAACTGGAACACTTCTACTACAACAGGTTTTTTACGTGCTTTCATTTGATTCACTCCTCTGTGGGGTTACCACTTAAAAAGCACCCAGTTTATGAGTGCTCATTTGCTGCTTCTCTTATTCTTTTTAAATACTCTTGCTCCATGACTCTTAAAGGGAGGTATAGATCCCCATTAGGCCACTTCTGCTTTTCTTCTTCGGGGACATTGTCATAAAACTCATCAGTTTTACGCTGTAATTCATCCCAAAGCTCTTGCTGCTTTTTATTCAATTTTTGTTTTGGCATATCTAACATATCCCTCCCTATCTAACAGCTCAAAGGCTAGATCTCCAAAATCAATAAATTCAGCGAATATATCCACGTCCATACTCGCCCTTAGCTTTATATCTTGATATGATACCTCACTGAGGTCCTTTAGTACCTCTACTTCATAGCGCGTATTGCCATAAGTAGCTCGCAGCCGTTTAATCTCTGTTCCGAAATTCTGCAGAAATGCAAAATCGTCCTCCTGAAAGCTATTGCTTGGCTCTCCGGTGATAACGGGATGATTATGCAGCAACGTTGCGTTTTTCAGTATTGCATCTTCAAAGGCTACAGCTGCCTCTTTACCTACATATTTTAAGACCTTGCCATCCTCTTGAATGACATAAGCATTCTCAACCGGTAAATCCTTTAATTCATTTTCGTACTTTTCGATGTACTTGTCAATCTCTGAAGGGGTAATTGACTCGACATATTTACCTTTAGACTTGGCAGCTGCACCGCCCGCGCCATTGCCAAGCTTCACAGAAGTACTGTGCACTTTCTCTCTCCTCTGACTGCGCTTAAATTCAGGATGCATCTCCAGAAAGTCTCTAAGGTTCTTCTGAGACTGCCTCAGATTAGCCCTTGCCTCTTTCCGGTCTCCATCCTCCACAGTTCCAGCAAGTATCCTTTTACGCTTTCTGATCTCGCGTTCTAGTTGCCGCTGTTTTTGTTCATTGTTGTAATTCTCCAGAGCCTTTTCCGGATCTTGTGGTTTTGGCAACCTTGTCACGCCCTCAAAGTAAGTCGCAAGCGTGTGTCGGCAATTAGGATGCAAAAGCCCCGCCTTAATAGCATCGGACAGTAGCTTATACTTATCCTTGTATCTCGCTATATACTCCTTGCTAGGATGGCTAAAAACATCATCAATAAGTATTTGTCCCTGCCAAGGTAAACAAAGCTTACAGGCGTTTGCATGAGCTGATACAAAGACCATGTGCACACCTAATTCATCGCGTTTGCTGCCCTCACCGAGTAATGTTGCTCTGTGACTTGCTGTGCGCAAAGCCATTTCCGCATAGTCTGCAATATTGACATGACGACCGTTACTGTAGACTATGCAGTCAATACCTTTTGCCAGGAAATCCTCCGTAGCCTTGTCGATTGCCTTACCAAGTGATATAGCCCCGCTGGACAGCTGAAACTCAGTCTTAAAGATTGTTTGGCGGTACACATCATCCATCCTGCGGTATACGGCTTGTTGCGCATCCTCAAAGTCATTTTTTGTTGACTTGATAAGTGCGTCGAGCTTTTTCTTATTCATGCCGAAAAACTGCGTTTCTTGTGGCGGTGCTTCACCGGGAAGCCCTGTGTTAGCTCTATCCTGTGGCAGCTTGATATCAGCTTTTCGCACACCGACACTAAAGTGATTGCGCAGTACTTGCTCGATTGCTGTGCTTATACGCTTACGGAATCGGTATATGACGCTGGTTGTCTCCTTGTGGTACTCTTGCAGATTTCTAAGCTTGGCTTTTTGCCACATTTCCCAGCTAAAGCCTCGTGCCTGCTCTTCCATTTTATGGTTGATAAAATTGCGTCTTAAAGAGGCCATTAGCTCTAGCTCCATTTCCGCGAATAAGTCCCTCAAAGCATATGGATCTTTTTCCTTTTTCAAGTGTAATCATCCTCAATGGGTTCTTGACCACCCAGCTCGTCAAACTCATTTATGCCTGGTGGCTCTTTTAGCAGCCCGTCTTTTTCATTGAGGCGCTTGACCTCCGCTTCCTTCCAGTCATCCTTTTTACTGTCACCATAGAGCTCCTCGACTACTGTCTCGTTTGACATAACGCCATATTGCTTAGCCTTGCCCACAGTCTCAACAACGGACTCCATCGAGGGGTTGGCGTACTCCCCAAAAGAGCAGCCTATGTCATAATCCTTGTATGGTCTATGCTCCGCCATGTCCATGATATGCAACGCCGAGGCAATAATCTGTGGGACGATCTTCTCAGCAATCTTGATAATCTTGTTTCGTGTGTGCAGCGTTGCTTTCTCCTTTTCGCGTTGGGCATCTGCGTTATCGAGTTTTTTAACATCGATACCCAACGTAGAGGGACTAATGATACCCTGCAGACATTGATCGAGCGCTGCCGAGAACGATGCTTGGAGACCCTCTGCGTCAAGCTCTCCTTGTGCCACAACAATAGCTGGCGCCTTTGCTTCAGCCCCAGATTGTCCTCTTACCACAACGTGGCGACCGTCAAACGGGCTATGCTTAAGCAGCATGCCGGTCTTTGGGTCCTTAGGGATCATTTGCTCAGGAATATATGTCTTAGTACGGTTATCTCTCAAGGCCTCTATCCACTGCGAGTAAACCTCATCAAAACTGTCAAAAGCATCCTCTTTACCATCAAACAATGACCTTCCCCGCCCTCTATATTTCGGAGATTTACCAAAAACAATAGGGATGGCTGTCATGAATCTTGCGCTATGCTGTAAAGGCTTTATCCCTTGCAGATCCGGAAAGTCTAACAGATTCTCCTTTTCGCCCTCAGGGTTGATTAGCTCATAGTCGATCCCCCTGTCCGTGTGTATCTCACGCAGCTCATACTCTCGGTCCTTATAAGTGCGCTTAAGCCTAAACACTACACCTTTGATATAGCCGCGGCGCCGGATATATTCCACCTCAGAGGCCGGAAAAAACTCAGGAATGGGGTACCGGCAAACCTTAGGATCGTACACAAACCTTACAGCTCCATCGCCTAGATACATAGCCTGACGGAAGGAGTCCTTGAAGAAATCATCCGGGAAGTGCTTCTCCATGTCTTCCCAGCGCTCTTGCGCCTCTAAGTTATCAAACTTATTAGCGTTCATGTCGTCGAAAACGATATCAGCTAAAGTATCGACCATCAAGGCTGGGAGTCCGGTATGGATCTTACGAAAATCCACCCCATTTGTTGCTACTGCCTGCCAGAATCTCGTATTCCCCATCATATCGTCGTACTGCGTGTAAAATTGGTGCAACTCCGTGGGATCTCCTCGATACCACATTGCGTTTTTAAATGCGTTTGCCTCAAAATCCATCGTTTCCAGCACAGTGATCGTGAGTGGGTTCATTCCCTTGTCAATCTCTAGCCAATTACGCAGCTTATGCTTCACTGTTTCATTTATCTTCACCGTTTCACCTCCATCCGGCCTATCATTTGTTTATTCGGGATCCAGCTGTACTGGTCCGCATTGATCGTATGATCGTTTGCATCTTCCGGCTCGCTCTTAGGTTTAGTCCCATTCTTATCCTCTTTCCAGCTATACAGATTAAGCTCATGTATGTTCGTAGTGCACTCATCGACGATGAGATAATCTGCATATACCGGTACGCCCTCTATGATTTCAGGCTCCGTAGTTGGCTTCATCCAGCCTTGTTGCAGTTGGATCCTGTCAATTATAGTGAGCTTTTTCCAGCTATTGTAAAAGTCGTACAGGCTTCCGACCTCGTCATTGTACTTGAGACACTCGTTAAGAGTGGCCTGATCTGCGCTGTCAATATAGACGTCTCTTGCATACGCATCGCCTCCAGGCACCCAGCGCTTACGATTGCGCTCCAGAAATGCCACGAGTAAAGGAGGTATGTCAGATGGGGCTAATGCTCTGCCACCTCGGCGCACGATGTCTCTGTTATTGTAGACCTCCTCAGCCAGCGTCACCTTGATACGCTCCTGTGTAATTCCGGTAAAAATAAAAGCGATGGTGTCATCACTACGCCTTGAATATGATGTGTCCACGCCACAGGAAAATTGCACATACGAAAATCTTTTTGCCTGCTCAGCTGTGATAATGTGCTTATCGAGCAAGTCAAACACGAGACCGGTCGCACGTCCTCTGAGTCCTTGTATCTTGTTTTTAAACATTTTAGTACCCTTAGGCACAGAGTCGATCTTGTCCTGGATCTGTTGAGGCGTAAGTGCTGCGTTATCATAAAAAGTGAAATACCAGTGTATCCAGCCTTTTACCTTTTCCGCGCATATCTGACTCAGCAGCTCTGCAGGATAGTCCCCTACGTAACGCTTGAGGGGCCGACTACGGTTGATAAACTCCTCATATACTGGCAGTCCTGGATCATCAGGATTGAGTGTGGCAATCAGGTATTCACGACGGTGGAATATCTCACGCACAAACTCTATGTCTGCGATATTGATCTCATCGATCATCACGCAGCCATATTGGCCACCTAGTACATCCTGCCACTTCGTCCTATCACCATATCCAGCCAAGTATATGATCTTTTCGCCATTTGGCGTCTGATAAGCGATGTGAGGCAGCCGAACATCACCGCCGCCGTTAGAGTTGTACTCCGCAACTCCTCGATACTGCGCCAGAAGACCTACATCCCCATTCAGGATATTCTTCTCTAGGATCCCTATGGTCTTGGCACAGAGTAGGTGTATCCTCTTGCTGCTCTCAGCAACCCGTATCATAAACTTAGGGATACCGACTGTAGTCTTACCTGCCGCCGTTGTGCCCTCCAGAAACTCAACGCTTGCCCGCGTCCTTAGGAATGCCTTGAACTTAGGTGATAGTATGACTAGAGGCTTATCATCATTCTGCGACGTCGTCATCCTCGACCTCTCTCAGCTGCTTAACCATGCTCTCGATATTGTCCATAGACTTTTTCTGAGCTGACTCATCGTGCACCTCAGTCTTGGTCGTATATCCATGACGACTCATCCACAGGCCTGCAAGCTGAGCAGGCAGCACACCCGTCTCAAATTTTTCTCGCGCATCTACTTCACATTCTTCGCGCATCAGATCCACGACGGACTGATATCGCTTAGTGCCATCATAGTGCTTGTAAAACGCTGAGCGTGCTAAGTGCACATGCACACAGAAGCCCTCTATCGTATAGGTGACACTTGAGGGTACGTCCTGCGTACAGAACTGCCCAAGCTTGGGCGAAAACTCTGTACGTACTACACGTCTGCAGTCACAGCTATGTTTATAATCCTCCCAGGCGCTCTGCAGCTCCTCGGGAGTCTTGAACATTTTTATTCCCATATGCTCCACCTCCTTTTTAATTTAAAAGACCCTCAGCTTTTAGACTAAGGGTCTCCTGTAAGTTGGACAAAAACTCAGAAAGGGATTTAAGATGCGCCAGCCTCTTATGAGGCTTTGACACAGAACTTGTCGTAGCCTTGTGCCTCTTTGCACAATTCCACGATATTATTATAACACGGTTTTCCGTACTTTACCGGACACGGACCGGACATCCAATCACACCCGTGTAAGCTCTGATATCATAATCCTTATTGCCGCTTCTTCCATTCTGCGTGCTTGCCGCTCGCTGTATCCATAGGCTTTTGCGGCAGAAATCTGCTTGCATCCACCTGCTTTCATGAATCGGAGCTCAAGATAATTTTTTTGCTCCGGTGAGAGCTTTGCCCAGCCGCGATTATGGTCGCTTAAGATGGCCTCATACTCCGCTATCCGTGCCCGTAAGGCCGCTTCCTGAGCGTTAAGGACCATTGCCGGGTTACTCCTACCCCCTCCGCTGTTGTGGCCTCCTGCACGATCCCCTGAGCCTTTTGAGGATACGAGAGGATTGCGCTGCTCAACGATTTCTAGCTCCGCCTTGGCGTCACGCAGCAGCTCGCGAAGCCCATCTATCCTACGCAGCCGTTTGATTACCTCTCGCTCCGGGTCTAGTGTCAAATAAATACTCATAGGCTGTTGCTCCTTGGTGCCTGCGCGTTTCCATGTCCTCTGGTGTTTTCCTCTAATAGCCATTTTTCCAGTTTATCAACACTATTGCAAATCCCACTGATAGCACAAGCATCACAAACTATGCTTCCGTCATAATGACTAAGACTAGCTCCAAACTTTGTACAGGTATAGCATCCTGTGTCCTCCGAGATCACCTCTGCAATCTGTTTGGCATACTTTTCAGCGTTTTTCATTTTTTCTTCCCTCTCTGCATATTCGTTGTGCAGCACTTATCGTGCTAGCTGCGATTACAAGACACCCGCCTGTTGTCAATGTCGCTAGCGCAAGGCCTGTGCATGCCAAGAAAATATTTTTGATAATGTCCTCCATGTCAATCTCCTTTCAGCGCCTCGATAAGCGCTCTTTGTGAAACGTCTTTATCATCAAGAGCCCGCAGCATCGCCTCATCCACCGTGCCCTTTGCGATGATGTGATATATCATGACCGTTTTGCTCTGGCCCTGTCTGTATAACCGAGCGTTTGCCTGCTGATAGAGCTCTAGGTCCCAATTAGGCAACGTATACCAAATGATCGTAGAGCCTCCATGCTGTAAGTTTAGCCCATGTCCCACCGAAGCGGGGTGCACAAGCAGCATGTCGATCTTACCGTCATTCCAATCTGCGACATCCTGCTCGCTTTCGATCGTCCGTATCTTTAGGTCTGAAAATCTGTTGCGGATGCGCTCAAAATCAAACTTGAAGTAATAGAAGACCATAACCGGATTGCCATTAGCGGCCTCTACTAGATCCTCTAAGGCATCCAGCTTTGCATCGTGTAGCTGCTGGACCTGACGCTCCTCATCGTACACAGCGCCCGCTGTAAACTGTAGCAGCTTATTGGTCACTACTCCTGCGTTGGCTGCGGTTATGATACCGTCTGGGCAGAGCTCTATGATCTTCTCGTGTTTGAAGCGATGGTATTGTTGCATAGCTTTCTCCGGCAATGAGATCTCGTGAGTTACATATCGGCACTCAGGCATCTTTAGCCAATCCTCTGCCTTTAAGCTCATACACAGGTCGCCTATCGCTTTATATATCAGCTCCTCAGCTCCATCTTGCACGAGCCACTCATATATCACATGGCCATTTGATCTGCCAGGTCTGAGATATCTATCACGGAAAGCTGACAGTGTCTTACCAAGCCTTGTCCCCTGGTCCATCAAATAGACCTGAGGCCATAGGTCTGGAAGTCCCTTTGGGGCCGGTGTCCCCGTAAGGCCGACAAAATATTTTACTTTTGGGAGTACCCGCTTTATCGATTTAAACCTTTTCGCCTTTGGATTTTTAAAGCTGGACAGCTCGTCGATCACCACCATGTCGTACGGCCACCGCCTACCGCATTGCTCAACTAACCATTGCACATTCTCGCGATTGATAAGATATACGTCCGCATCCTGAGCTAAGCCCGCAAGTCTCTGCTTACGGTTTCCTAGTATCTTTGCGTACGTCAAACCCTTTGTGTGATCCCATTTGTTTATCTCCGCAGGCCATGTCGCATCTGCTACTCTGATCGGAGCGATGATGAGCACCTTACGAACGCGAAAGTAGTCATACATGAGGTCGCTTATGGCTGTAAGCGTAATACTCGTCTTGCCCATCCCCATAGGGAGAAAGAGACCGCACTTATCGTGCTCTAATATCCACTGCTCCGCCTTTAGCTGATACTCATGCGGATGATATCTCATTCTGGCAATTCTCCACGCATCATGTGGCTTACCAGGTAGTCGATCTGTTCTCTGTTACGCAGCACATATGCTTTCATGCCCTGTCTACGTAATTGGTTGATGCGCCACTCCTGCATATCCGAAACTATTCCACCTGTTGTCCGCTTAAGTTCTACGAAACAGATCTGGCCATTCATGATCACGATTCGATCTGGCACACCCGCTGTACCTGGTGACGTGAATTTCCATGCGAGACCTCCAAGGTTGTGGATCTTGTCTACAAGATATTTTTCGACCTGTCTCTCTGGGTCAGTCTTTGTCGTGCTCTGCCAGCCCATAGTCGATACCTCCATCATAGAGTGCGATTTTTTCCGGTGCCAGTTTTATAGGTTGATCGAGTATCGCACTGAGCGTGATATTGAGTGTGCGTTTTTGATTTTGCGTCATTACGACCTGAGCTACCGTGTTCGCACCAGTTTTAAAAAAAACGAGAAATTCTTGCATATCTATACCTCCAAATCTGTAAAGGTAACAGGTAACACTCTACGCGCGCGTATAACTTTACGCGTTTAGGGATGTGATACGTGTGTATTGTCCCTCATATATCCCCTAATTTATAAGTTATAAGGAAAATCTTGTTACCTTGTTACCTTTGGGCGTTTCAGCCCATAAATAAAGGCTTTTTTGAGGTAACAAGCCTTGTTACCTCTTGTTACCTTTGTTACCCTCTAAATACCTCTAATCAAAAATAAGTTTGTAAAATCGTGTTACTTTTGTTACCTTGCTACCCTACATATAGTTGGCTTGTTACCTTTGTTACTCTTGTTCCCCTATCTTGTTACCCTATACATAGTTAATCTCATTCTCTGTAGAAACCTCTCTGAGACCCATAGGGTTTTGGGAATTTCTTTGCTCCTGAGAATCTTTTCCAGCCCTCTACTTTATCAAGCATACCGTTGATCTCTTTAGAATTATACGCTGTGTAGGCACCTTTATCTTTTGCAAATAACTCACACCATATCTCTAAAGCGCACACCCTATTACGCTTTTTGGCACCTTGTGCGATCGTTGTTCCATCGCCGTCGCTAAGGCTAATCTGTACATAGTCCTTTCGCTCATCAATGCTACGTGTAGGCCAATCTTCTGGCAATAATATCTCGAGGTACTCCTGTATCATTCCTAGACGTTGATCCTGTGCCTGATAATCATCCTGTATACGAGCTGCTTCTTGTTCCAAGTCATCCGGCAGGTACAACTTCTCGCCGCTCTCTGATAACTCTACAGCCTCAGCCCACACTTGGTCAACGATATCCTGAGTCAGAGACTCCTCGATGTCCTTTGAGCCTTGTACCTCCACGACCCAGAACCGGCGCCCGCCTGTCTGGTCTCTGATAAATTCTCGGTCATTGGTCGTACCAATAAAGATATTCTGCCGTGGATGATCCTCCACAGTACGTGCGTATGCAGCTCTGTATCGGTCTGTCTGTTTAGATATAAAGAGCTTGACAGCTTCCGACTCCGCTTTTTTCATCGCGGTGAGCTCGCCCATCTCTGCGATCCAGACACCGTTGAGCTGCTCGTAGGCGTCTTTCCCCGGCTGCGTGCTTGAGATACTGTCGCTGTACCAGTGCATGCCCAGCTTACGGGCAAGGCTGCTCTTGCGGCATCCCTGAGGGCCCCTGAGCGTCAGCATATAGTCAAACTTACAGCCCGGTGTAAAGATGCGTCGCACAGCTGCTGCTAGCGTCTTACGAGTGACTGCTCTAACGTATGCAGAGTCCTCAGCACCCAGATAGTCGATAAGCAATGTGTCAACACGAGGAGTACCGTCCCATATAAGCCCGTCAAGATAATCTCTTACAGGATGGTAAGACTGCCTGTCTGCCACGATGTGCACAGCATCCTCTATGGTCTTGACTGCGATGATCTCGTAGGTCTTTTCGAGGTAGTGCCTTAGCCCCGCCCAATCGACCTCACGTAACGGCTCAGGAATCTTTTTATTTTTTAGCTTATGCCATGGCAAGCTACGGCATAGATACTCGAGGCGCTCGATCTCGTTGTAGGCGATCGCTCCCTGTAGGAGAGGATCGTGCTCCATGATAATGATTACGTTGTCTCTCGTAGGCAGTACCTTGCCCTTTGAATTGATATCTAAAGCCTCCTGCCAAGTAGTATCTACATCATATGCCAGCAAGTCCTCGCCTGCGAAGTCCTGCGCGGCCGAGGCTCTCTCCTTTGCCAATAGTCCTTTGACCTTATCGTCGCTTGTTGCAAGGTCGCACATGGCCATATAGCTTGGCAGCCGGTTAGCGGGCGTATCCTTGCGTTTGCCCTTATCTTTTGCACTATATAGATGCAGCCGGACAAGGTCAAACGCATTACAGAGCTGCCCGGAGGCTGGGTCGGTGCCATGATTGCTATATGCAAAGAGCCCATCCTCATAAAGTACGAGACCAGCGCTGGTGCTGCCATCTACATAAGTATAACGCCCATTTCCGCAATCATCATACCTTTCAGGTAAAAACTTTTCGATTGCCGCTGGAATGTCATAAGCACGACAGAACGCCCCAACGATACCCGGTTTTTTTGTTGGGTCCTCTTGCTTAGTCAGAGATTGCTTGAGCTCTTTGTTGACCCGACTGCTTACCGGCCACAAGCTCATGTCCTGCCAATCTGTATATCTGGCAAGCACGAGGTCTGCATCCATCGGCTCAAAACCGTCATGGTCGCAAAAGTAATCGCCGTCCCTCGGTGTGCTTGGCCAATACATGAGTCTGCTTGGCTGATAGGTCGTATCGTCAAATAGCTCAATGCCGATATCCTCAGCAACAAGTCGAGCGATCGCCTCATACTCCTCTGGTGACACATCCCTACTGAGTGGTATCAGCAGCCGGAGCCTTGGGCTCTCAGGCGTATGCTTATGTGTTGAGTATACACACCATAGGCTATCTCCCAACAGCTCCAGACGCCTGTCACAAAAGTCCTCAGCACTCATGCCCAGAAAATCTATATCCAAGGTGAGCATGCTGCGACAGGTAACGTTACCTTTTAGCCGTCTTCCTGTTTTGAGGTGACCACCAACAAAGCCGCCGACATCCTTTATCTCAGCCTGTTGGTCTTTTTTCATAGCCATGTATTCGGCCATCGTCTCTTTTGTTTTTACTGTATCCCTTAACTGAGTGATGAGGGCGTCCCAGCTTATCGTTTTATTTTTCCAGTGAGTATCCTTGCGAGTCAAACCCACAGAGATCTTAAGATCCATCGTCGTCACCACTCCATTTCTCACTTATTTTGAGACTGCACACGCATATGCATTAGTCCTTGTCCTTTTGGTAATAATCGGCCACGAAGCCATCAGCATTGAGTATGAGATCCTTTGCCCACGGTATCTGCATACACATTACCTCTTTGACTATCTCGTATTCGGCCTGAGCATTGGCTGCCGGCACTTCGATAACGACTTCGTCGTGTATGTGCATGACGATATGATAACCTAGTTTATTGAGCCGAACTATTGCATCAGCAAGGACGTCCCTCGCAATAGCCTGTACGATGTTTTCGACGAGCTTGCCGCCGTAAGTCGATAGCTCGCACCACTTACCGGAATTTTGCCCTACTCCCATATGATATAAGTCACCACCCTTTAAGCATGCATCACGATAGTAGAGGCTACGACCGCTCGGAAGTGTTATCTTGAGCATACCTTGGTCATAGTCAAAGATTACGTCACGCTGCTTTAATTTCTGTGCGCATTTTTCGCGGATTGCTGCCTTTGCGTATGCCTCAACGTCATACCAAAGCTTAACGATGTTAGGGGATGCTTTACGCCAACGTTTTACGATGTCCAGCATCTCGGGCTCAGACAGCCCCATCTTTTCGCCGCCCATGTTGATAAGAGCACCAACGGCACCTTGATAACCGAGAGCCAGCTCCGCGACCTTACCCTTTTTACGGTAGTCAGACCCCTTAGTGACATCCTCGATCGGCACATGGAACATTTGCGCTGCAGAAGCCTCATAGATCTTGCCGGTCGTGCGGAACACCTCTTGCCGCCACTCCTCGCGAGCCAGCCATGCGATAACACGAGCCTCGATAGCAGAATAGTCGCATATGACAAACTTGCATCCCTCTGGAGGGATGAAGGCTGTACGTATGAGCTGACTGAGGGTATCCGGTACATTATCGTATAACATTTCCAGGGTATCAAAATCCCCGGCCTTGACCCAACGACGAACCTCGTCCAGCTCCTTGATATTGTTACGTGGGAGGTTTTGCACCTGCACGAGCCTGCCTGCCCATCGCCCAGTACGTCCCGCGCCATAATACTGCAGCACTCCATGCATGCGGCCGTCATCACAGGTAGCCTTAGTTAGCATGTCGTACTTAGCAAGGCTCGTTTTTCCCAGCGCTTGACGCAGCTCCAAAACTTTGCGCTGGGTGTCTGTGAGCTCATCACCGAGAGCAAGCAGACCTGCAACAGTCTCCTTATCCCCTGAGGTCACATGTGTAAATTGTTGCTTGAGCCACTCCAGAAACTGAGCGTTTGAATTGGGGTTATCAAGTCCTGTAAGCTTTTTTGCCTCATCAATCAAAGAGGCCTTATATCGTGTTGTATACTCATTTATGTTATTGACCATCTGCATATCTATCAACACGCCTCTGTCATTGATCCGTTGATCAACTGCATATATCTCCCGCTCTCTCTTATCGATATCGTAGACGTCCGGTCTTATAGCAATCGCATGCTCCGCCGTGACATCCTGCCCGTTATAATCGAGGTATTTGTCCCAGCGCACCCAATCATGGTATGGCATATTGCGCTCTCGCCCTTTGGTCTTACTCGGTACGCTAAAATACCTTATAAGCGCTTTTCCTGTCGTGTCTTTTTGCTTGTCTTGCTCAAGTCCTAGTGCCTTACCGACGTTTGCAAGACCCGCAGGCAGACCTACGATACAGGCCTGAGCTTGCGTGCAGCACCACTGCTCTGGTGCAAGCGATAGTCCTGTGTGCCTCATCAGGCAGACTCGCTCAAATTGAGCGTTATATGCATGTTTTGTGACGCGGAACGAGGTAAGGGCAAGGAGTACGTCGTCCGGTATCTCCTCACCCTCCTCTAGGCTTATAACCTCTCTGGGCTCGTCGTCCCAAGCATAGCCAAATATCAAGATCCTAAAATCAGGACTCTCCGCATATTTATAGACACCTAACTTAATAGGTATAGAGCTATATGTCTCAATGTCGATAGAGAGGTGACGATTAGTAGTCCTCTTCGCCATCTTCCGGCTCCTCTGCATAAGATGACAGATCTTCGCCCTCGAAATCACTCTCAGCGCTTCCCTGTCCAACGATACGTTCTCCGGCCCCTACCTTGACAAGAGAGCTCAGACCACACGACACGCCTTTGTTAGTTTTTTCGTTGTAGCTGTAAAAGTTGATACATGCAAGGCAGATCATGCCTGAATAGACATCCTCTGCAGTCTCAAGCTTTTGCTTGTATACGTCGATAACGTCCGGCTTGTACTGGCTCTTTGCGTTCATGTACCAGTAATCGTCCATTTCTTCTGGATGCTCTCCCTTTCCGTTTGTAAAGTCACACCCATCCTTTAAAGGTTTTCTGACCTTACCAGCTGCGGTACCGAAAACTTGTTTTGCTAGGCCGTCAATAAGCTTTCTGGCCTTTGCTACCACATCCGTGTCCGTCTTTGGAATCAGCAGCATACAATCATAATAATTTTTTCCGCTATCGTCCTGTTTAGGTTCGAGCAGGTGCTCATACCACACCTTGACCTTTTTTGTTCTCATTTTTTCCGTTGATACTGATGCCATGTTAAATATCCTCCTTATTTCTATATACATATTCATTTTTTAAGTAATTTGCAATATCCATGATGCACCTCTCGGCTATGTGGTCAACAAGAGGCCTAGCTGTTAAATTTATAGGCACGTTGAATCTGGCAGACGCCTCTCCTGCGCATGCCGCGTCGGGCATAAAGGTTACTGATACAAAACTTGATTGCTGCGAGCCTTGCGCCGGAAATATTACGTTGTCACAGCGGATGTCGCACACATGGAGTCTATTATTGATAAGCGCCTCTATATATGCGACCTCGTAGTCTTTAAGATACGACCTTGACATACTCGCTCAGCTCCTCTCCATCAAAATCACTTACCGCAGAGTTTGGTGGTGTCCATTCCGGCTTGCTACTTTCTGCCTTATCGACTTTGAGCTTGCCCGGAATCTTTTTATACAAGTCTGCTGTCAGCCCCTCGAAGACCTTTTTGCCGACGAGCTTCTGCAGCTCTGTTTTTGTTGCAAGCTCTGCGGGCTTATAGATCAGATCCTTATCGGCTCCCGCATTGACAAGACGCTGCACAAGGGTAGCCTCAGCGCCATCAATAAGAGCACTGCTACCACGTCCCTCGATTAGCTTGCATCCCGGATACTTGACTCCATGCTGCATCGCATCGACAGCAAAGTCCGTGCACGCCTTGATAAACTTAGTAACGCTATCAGCGTTGCGTAGCACCGTCGCTATATCTCCAGTAGACGCAAGCTCTGCAGGCTTTTTATCCATCAGGTCAGCAATGGCCTGATAGGTGTTGAGACGGTGCCGGCAGCAGTGTGCTGCTTTACAATATTTACAATGCTCTCCCTCTACGAACAAGCCCTTACCAGACAAAGCGAGCTCTGCCGCTGGCTTTACCTTATCGTCAGCCCAGTCACAAAGCTCATCAACCACTACAAGCTCACTGTCCACATGATTGAGCGGTGGCTGTACGATGACGTACTCTACTTGCTCTATGTCATAGATAAAGTCGTACTCCTGTAGGGCGCCTAAGGCATACAGGCGGAGCTGCGGATTTCCTACGGCCTGTACTTTCATGTGACCATTTTTAAGGTCAATCAGTGTTAAAGTGCCTCCGGCGATGATAATAGTGTCTGCGGAACCAAAGCCACCGGGCACCCAATCATCAAACTTTACATGCTGCTCAAGCATGATAACGACATCGCTGTGCTCCTTTTTGATTTTGTCGTATGTCTGGAGGACGTACTGCACATAAGGCATAACATCCTCAGCCATCTGTTTTTTGTCAGGATCACGAAAGGCCGGCATACGCTTACCGTCAAGTTTGTTGCGCAGGATCTGCTCAGCGATTTCATGGCGTGCAGTGCCCTCATCGGCCCAGCGGCTGCTTAGTTCGGGGAAGTTATCCTCCAGCAGGGCACTTGGCGCGCATGCCATCCAGCGAGTAGCCCCAGAGGCACTCAGCAGAGCATGCTCACGCTCCTTATGATTTATCTGGTCCATCTATGCCATTCCTCCCATTTCTGTCTCTAGTGCCTCTTTTACCTTGATTCTCAATCCCTCGGGTACCTTAGTAACTCGTTTGACTCCTGCGATACTCTCAAGATAGTGCGGCACATTGACGCCCGCATTTTTTGCCATCGTACAGGCTGTGCGCAGCTCCTCCTCCGAGATATCCGCCACCTGTTCCGGCTCTGCCTCAACTTTTGGCTCTGGTGCTTGCTCAGTCTTTGCCTTGGCAGCGTAACATTCTTTAATGACTTTATCCCACTTTGCAGGTTGGACACCTCCATACTCACCGTTATCACTGTAAGCCGTTAACAGCTCCTTGACTTTAGCGGGCCCGTGTGCCTCTCTTGCATAATCAAGCGCTTTGCACATATCATCCCACTTGGTATAGGTGCTTACACCGTCTGCCTGCAGCCCATAGTGCAGATGCTTTGTCGTCTTCGGTGTCTCTGGCGTCTCTGGCATTTTAGGCATTTTAGGCATTTTAGGCATTTCTGTGGTAATAGTAGCCGCTGTGATGTTTCCTGCGTTAGCTGTCGTTGTTGTTGGCTCCTGTGTGTGCAAAGAGGTCTCCCACGCCTTTGCAAGTCTTTCCAGCACGTTGAGCAGACGCTCCTCTGCTTTAATCAAAATATTCATTTCCATTCTATATACCTCCGTAGTATTCCTTTTCCTCTCCGGTCATTCCGGTCTGTAAATGCACAATCTGGTCGTCCTTTTCTTTTATGATTCGATTGAGCTTGTTGATTTGTTGTGACATTTCATGCATTTGAGCAGCCTGTAGATTTATGATATCTTGGCTGCCTCTTAGCCTTGCCTCGTAGTGTTCTTTAGTTGCTTTCCGCTCGTCTGCGATGAGTTTGATCTCCGCTTTAGTCATCATCTGGTACCTTCTTTGCAAGGATATCGTCAATGGCATACGCATTTTCAAACATATCTCTATGCTGCAGGACAAAATCCTTTTCAATCGGATACAGATCCTCGATTTGTGTGCATGCTGCAGTATCGCCACTGTGATACCAGACAAAGGCCTTTGTACCATCTTTGCTGGGGCGTTTGACCTTACCAAACTCTACTTTGTAGCCTGGATCATATGCGACCAGCATTCCTGGTTCAATCACTGGCAGATAGATTGCCCGCAGAAGCTGCTTATACCATTCTTCTCCATCAAGTTCTGCATCCTTATGCGTTGCGGTACCTTCTGGTCCATAGTAGTGAAACTGCTCACCATCATCACTGACGAGTATCGTTGCACTCCTGTCCTGTTTCATTAGTTGGAACGATCCATCAGTGTATCCCATCGTTTCTCGGAAGCCAAGTTTCTGAAGTCTGTGGACAATATTACTTTCAGAACGGGGGCGCTTGTACATTTCCATTTTTATTCTTTCTCCTTTATATAAATTTTTGTCTCGTATGCTATTAATCTCGGGCTGCTGCTATAGATATCAATGACATTGCCCTTTACAGCTCCACCGACATCCTCTGCAACATACACATGCCCATCAATGAGCACCTTACTGCCTAAAGGTATAACGTCTGGATCTACTGCAATCGTATGCCGTCTTCTGCTTGAAAAATTGTCTTAGCACGGCCTTGCGATCGTATCACCCCATTGGTCCTCGCCTATCCAGTAGTAGGTTAC